GAGACTTTGGAGCCAACTGAAAAAGGAGATGAAGGCTGGGACGCGCTCTCGGAGCACGATAAGGATTTTTATCGAATCTCCATTTGGGCCATTATCGAGGCGCTAGGAATTCCGGTCGCCACAAACAACCTCATCTGCAAGTTGACTATCTTACGTTCGCCACTTAGTGAGCACGACAGGGCGGCGATAATTACAACTGAGATGGTGTACGAGGGGCGATTGGCGATAAGTCGGGGGCTTTGTACGCTGTTATAATCGCGCTCGGAGTCATCGGCGTTTTAGGCTACGCGGTGTTTATTGTGAGGACTTTGGTAAGGTCACGGAACAGATTTCGATGTGTAATGATTCTTCGCGACAGGGCGGCAATGAAAAGGGGGTCCCTCAGATAGAGGTGACGCCTGAAATGATTGAGGCTGGTGTGAAGATTTACACCGATTGGTGGGAAGGGCGCGCAATATTGCCCGCACCTACCGAGGCGGCTTTTGTCGAGCATCTGTTTCGACATATGGCTGCCATCCAACAGCGTGGCAGCCAGAGGTCGCCATAAAACCACGGTTGCCACCACTTACCGGAAATCACGGATAGTTGCTCTATGCAACAGTCGAATTAGGCCAGCCATCCGGCCTATACGCTTGTCTCGCGTATCACATTTTCCAATGTGGAAAGGATGGCACCATGGACAGCAGCAGTCTCGAAAAGGCCCGCAAAGACCCGTTCGGCGGAAACGCCGTCCCGTGGCTCATCTTGCCGGCTGAGCCGAGTAGCTAGAGATTCACGCCGTCCTGAACAAGACAACGGCCTGGGGAAACCTGGGCCGTTTGGAATTTTGGAGGCACTACCATGGCTGACGATTTCGGAGCATGGCTCGCAGGGCAGACCGCAAGTCTTGGCATTCCGAGATCCGCTCCGGTTCCGAAGAATTTCCTGGATCAGGTTGCTACGCACCCATACGGGTATCTGAAGACCAATGCTGGCCATGAGACTAGTGAACCGACCTATCGCATGAGCATGGCCGATTATCGCGACGACAGCGCCGGAAACTACGGAACGTGGTCCAATCCTCAGGATCAGTCCTGGCCCGATTGGCTCAAGATGAAAGTTTCCGACGTTCAGGAAGGCGGCCGCAATGCTGAACTCAATGTGCTTTCGGCTCTGTCGCCCTATGGCAGCGAAGGGTGGCAAGTTCCCCCCGCCGTGCATGAGCCCGTCAATGCGTTGATGAGGCTGTTCGGCACGCCATCTAATCCAGGCACGTTCACCCAAGGACCGGATGCACCCGGCAACGCTGACGACATGCGGACGCTTCTGTTCTCGATGTACGGCGGCAACGCGCTGAACCCGGGAAGGATGTTTGAGGGCACGGCGGCGAAGGCGGCAGCAGCGCCAGATGCAGTGCGTGCCCTCCAAGACGCGGCACTAGCATCAAAAGCAGATCGGCAGTTCCGCAAATCCATTGATACGGATTGGTATCACGCTGCGTGGCCAGATTTTCAACAGTTCAACGACCCAACCGACTATCTCGGTGTTCATGTTACGCGCCATCAGCCGACTGCGCTTGATTTCCAGGCGGAGCGCGGCGGTCCTCTCCTGAGAATGGATGCCCCGTTTCAGAAACCGTTCACGATGCCGCCTGCTGACTCTCCTGCTTATGCGACGGCTCTCAGGGAGGCGCAGGATTTCCTACCGGGTTTCGATGGCACAAAGGAAAGCCTAGAACAGAACGCAAAAGCCTTCCGGGACGCTCTGACGAGCCGGGGCTATGATTCGATCGTTTCTCAGGACGGTCGGTTACTCGACGACGCCTACGAGGCTATAGCACTCAATCCAAGATCGCTGAACGATGCAATTTACTCCGACACCGGTAAGCCCACGTTGATGGGTTCGGCTTTGGCGGGAGCAGAAAAAGCAAAAGCCCCAGACCGGAGCCTGGGGCTATCTTATGGCTCCCCATCCAAAGACGGAGCCTTGTCAACGGAGGCCGAAGCAACCGCGACACCCCTGCACTTTTCCGATGCAGCCTCCGCCCCACGCTCAAAGGTTCTAGCAGAGAACGGCGCGACGGAGGCCAACCTTGATAGCATTCGCAGCGAGGCGTTGCAAGCGTTCCGAAACGACATAGACCGCAATGGATCAAGATATTTCGACGATTTCAGTCTTGCGGAAATACCCGGAAAGTTTGACGCATGGGGCGCTCCCGCTTGGGGCACCATCAGTCCTACGCAGCAAGAGCTTTTAACCACAAATTTCCTGTCCAACAATCATCCGGTATCGGCTCTAGGCGAAGCCCTGAACGCCGCGGCCCGTGCATCGGGTCGCGAACTTGATCTCATGCCCTACGGTAGTGCTCCTCTTTCTTCCAACTATGGCACGCTTCGAACACCTGCCGGAAACCAATATAAGGTCCGTGTCGCAGATCATGCACGGACGTCAATGTTTCACGACGCGCCCGACTTCAACATCGCTCCGGGAGAAATGACGCCCGACGAATTCATCAACCTGCTGCCAACGCTTTATAGCGACACAGGTAAGCCCTCCCTTATGGGAAGTGCGCTCTCACCCCAAGATCAAGACTTCGACCAAGAGCTAAAGGGAATTGCGAATAAGTACGGCATCCCGATTCAAGTCCAATCACCACAGCCACAGAACTACCTAGCCACACACTAGAGAGCCAAGAGAGGAAAAACGATGGCACGGGCAAGAAAGGCCAAGCCAGCGGGTAAGGCAAAGAAATCAGCAAGCAGCAACCAGAAAGTAGGGCGTCCGTCTGAATTCAAGCCCGACTATTGCGAGCAAGTTGTGAAGCTTTGCCGCCTAGGAGCTACGGATCAAGATATTGCCGAGTTTTTCAATGTATCAACTACAACAATAGATAATTGGAAGATCAGATATCCGGAATTTCTTGGGGCCGTTCGCGCAGGAAAGATCGAAGCGGACGTTCAGGTCGCCAATTCTCTGTTCAAAAAAGCCACTGGATACGTGGTCGAAGTTGAAAAAGTCGTTGGTCGCGCTGACGATCGCAAGATCGTCAAGATGAACATCGCGATCGAGCCAGATACGCAAGCTTGTATGTTCTGGCTGAAGAACCGACGCAAAGATCAGTGGCGCGACAAGCAGGAAATCGACGTCACCGTTATGAACCATGAGCAGGCTCTTGAGGCTCTGGAACAAGAGGCCAATGCAGACGTCACCCGCGTTCACTGAGCGCGAACTTAAACTGCGTCGGACCTTGCGAGATGATTTTGAGTCATACTCACGATCTTGCCTAAAGATCAGAACGAAGACCGGACAAACAACCCCACTGCTTTTAAATCGGTCGCAGCGTTATCTGCACGACAGGCTTGAGCAGCAGCGGCAGACCAAGGGGCGGGTTAGGGCTCTCGTCCTCAAGGGACGCCAGGTTGGGATATCCACCTACATCGGCGGGCGGTATTACTGGCGCACCACGCATGGCCGTGGTCTGAAGACGTTCATCTTGGCGCACCTTGATGATGCCTCGACGAATCTTTTCAACATGGCGAAGAGGTTTCACGATAACTGTCCGCCATTGTTAAAGCCTGAGACCGGCGCAGCGAATGCGAAGGAACTGAGCTTCCCGCGACTGGATAGTGGATATAAGGTTTCGACAGCCGGGAGCGCCGCAACGGGCCGCTCGGATACCCTGCAGCTTTTCCACGGAAGCGAGGTGGCCTTCTGGCCTGCGGCTGCTGACCATTTCGCGGGTGCTATGCAGGCCCTTGCCGACGCGCCGGGTACTGAATGCGTCCTGGAAAGTACTGCGAATGGAATCGGGAACACATTCCATTCTCTATGGAAATCTGCGGAGCGCGGCGACAGCGGTTTTGAGGCGATCTTCATTCCGTGGTTCTGGCATGAAGAATACATTCGGGAAGTGCCTGAGGATTGGCATCCGCCTGCGACGTTCGAGGATTACGCGGTCAATCATGGACTTACGAGAGAGCAAACGTACTGGGCTTTCGTTAAGAACCGAGACTTGGCGGTCAGCGCTGGCGGCAGCTTTGACGAGATAAACTGGAAATTCATGCAGGAATATCCGGCGACCGCCGAAGAAGCCTTCCAGACATCAGGCGCTACGTCCTTTATCGCGCCGACGGTCGTTCTGAAAGCCCGCAAGACAACGACGGTCCAGCCATACGGGCCGATTGTTCTAGGAGTGGACCCGGCTCGAGGCGGTGGCGACAAGACGGCGATCATCGACCGGCAAGGGCGAGTCCTTGGCAAGAATGTCTGCGCGATCCTCGATCATAACGACCTGATGGCCACGGCCGGTGAAGTCGTTCGCTGTGTGCGCTGGTTCGGGAAGAAGGACCTGCGCAAGGTCATCATCGACACGACGGGCTTAGGGGCTGGGCTTTACGACCGGCTTCGAGAGCAGCTTGGCGACCTCATAATGGGCGTCAACTTCTCGTCTCGCGCTTTCAATCCGGATGGATACGTCAACCGCCGCGCTGAAATGTGGGACCTGATGCGCATGTGGTTCGATGATCCGGCCGGGGTTTTGGTTCCGGACAGCGATCAGTTTCAAGGCGACGTCTGCGCTCCGACACGCGGCAAGGGCGCGACACGTTTCGATAGCGCAGGTCGTTTGATCCTTGAGGACAAAGACCACATTCGGGATCGGCTAGGGTTTTCTCCTGATCTCGGAGACGCAGCAGCGCTGACGTTCGCGGTTGATATGGGAATGTTTCGAGACAATACCGCCAATGACGACGAAGACAACGACATCAACTCACGTCACACACGCAGCGGCGTGACAGGATACTAAATGGCATCAAAGCGCAGACCTAAATCGGCAAAGCCTGAAAAGCGGGTGAGTGCCGAGGTCGCCCTGCGTCAACTTCTGGACTGGGCCGACTCCATCAACGTGGCCGAAGACCTGGACGATGATATTATCTCGAACATCGGCGCCAAGGTCGTTTCGGAATTCAACATCGATTTAAGTTCCCGGTCGGAGTGGGAAGAAAAAGCCAAAAAGGCGCTTGACCGCGCTAAGATGAAGACCGTCG